GACAACCGCGACCCGGATCTTCTTCCGCAATTCCGCGTCCTCAAACGCGGTGAGCAGTTCTGCGTAGGTAGCCATTTGTTGTTCCTTAGGCGAACGTAACGGTCATTGCAGCGGCATTGAACGCCGGAGCCGCGTCACCCGCGTTGACCGCTTTGCCGGTGAAGGTGCCGTAAAACAGCACATTGCCTGCGCCTCGACCGCCACATCGAACGCGACACCTCCGCTGGTGGCGGACGCCATCATGTAGGTGATGACGGCGGACAGAGCCCCGGTTACGCCCTGCGGCACCAGGAGGGACCAGTAGACGGTTTCGGAGGTGGTCGCGTCGAATGCCAGCACCGGGCGTGCATTGACAGTCAGCAGAGCGGCGTTGTTGGACGCCGGGAACTCGGCGGACAGGGGAGTCAGGATCGCCCGCGTGGTAGGCATCTTTACAGGCCGAAGATGCCGGTCGCGTCAAACGAGATGCTGATGGATCCGCCGTTGGGCGTGACCGGTAGGTTGGTGATGCCCGTGTCCAGGAACGCAACGAGCCGCCACGTTGTGTTCGCTCCGGCGTTCTTGACAAAGATAACCACGGCTTCAGCCGTATTGCCGGAAGTTGCGCCGAAGTTGACGTCCGCACCGTCGAACACTCCGTCGGTGTAGGTCTTCGTCGCACCGATCTCGGCCTCGGTACCGACGAGGGCGGATGCAAGGCTGGAGAAAAACTCGTGCGCGGAGTTGTACCCCGTGACACCAGTGTCGATCAGCGCAGCATAGACGCCCGTGGTTCCACTGCCGTTCAGCGCACTGTTCGCCGTTGCTTGAAGCAGTGCTTGTTTCCACTTGGGGTAAATCGCGTTTGCCACTTCCCACCTCAAAAAGAAGGGGGGCGCTGCGAGCGCCCCCTCCGAGGAGGAGAGCGCTCGGCCCTCCGATGAGACTACGTTACGCTGCGAGTGCGTCGTCCATGAAGGGGTACGCGATCTCGAACTCGGCGAGGTTGGCTGCCGGGGTACCGACCGCACTGGCCCCGACGCAGTTCTTGACCCGGTCTCCCGCGACCACGGCATCGTCCACGGAGCCGGCGGTTCCGGTCGCGTACACGTTGGCGTTGTCGAGGAAACCCGTCAGCGCCCGGCCGATGGCTTTGCCGAAGATCTGGTACCAGCCGAACTGGTTGGCCAAAACGGGAAACAGGGCGACGGCCACCGGGCCGATGGCGTTGGCCGCCAGAAGCGCGGTCGAGCTGTCGTCCAGACTGTACGTGACGAACGACCCCTCGACGGTGGAGGCCACCCCCTTGAGGTAGATGAACTCGCCAACCCCGTAGTCGACGTCCACGGCTTGGATGCGCGTGCCCAGAACGTGCTGAGCCGTGGCGGAGGTTTCGTAGAGCGGCTGGAAGCCGATCTGCGGGCTGATGGGCTTGTATGCGCGTGCCATGTCTGTTCGCTCCTTACGGGGTGATCAGGCGGCCCTGGAACTGGGCACCCGAGCAGGTCATGTTGCCAGCCCACGCGAGGATGGTCACCTCGGCGTCCTGGTTGACCGCGTAACGCTTGTTCGGCGAGAGCGGGACCATATTGCGGTCGCGGTGAGGCCTCCACGACAGGTACTTCGAGTTCAGGAAGTACGCCGTCTTCGCGGTGGCGAAGCCGCCCAGCGCACCGTCCAGGACCACATCGGCGTCCATGTACTTCAGCGTCATGAAGCCCGCGCCCGCCGAGTCCGAGCTGGCGAACCGCTGGTTCACCTGAAGGGAAGCGAGGTAGATAGCCCAGAACGCGTCGTCGACGACGATCAGGTCCGGCCGGTCAGCCCCACGGTTCAGGCTGGCCCACATCGTGTTCATGGCCCCCTGCACGGTGGCAGACGTCAGCGCGACGCCGGCCGTGGTGGACTTGTTGCGCCAGAAGGTCCAGGTGCCACGGTCGATGCCGCCGTAGGTGCCTGATCCCGGGGAAATGGCCACGGCAGCGTCCAGACCGACGATCTGCTTGCCGCCGCTGCCGGTGCCGTCGCTGTAGACACCGTTGGCCAACAGGTTGGCCATGGTGGACTCGGCCACCTTGATGCGCGCTTCCATCAGGTCGATCATCGCCTCGCGGCCGGCGTTCTGGAGCATCTCCAGACCTGAGACCACGACGGGGACTGCCGCCTGCTTGATCGCGAACTCCGCTGCGGAGATCACGTCCGACGCCGCCATCGGCAGCATGTCGTATCCGCTGTAGTAGCCGGCGTTGCTGTTCTCCGCGAAGGAGAGTTCTTCCAGGATCACGTTGCCGCCGCCGAACGAGCGCGTGTTGCCTCGTTTCTGCATCCACGCCAGAAGAGCATTGTTCTTCGTGACGTTGTCAGCGATCTTCTTCGACCGCTGCTGGATGGTGGTGGCGACGATGTCGCTGATGTTCGCGTTTGCGAATGCCATCGTTATCGCTCCAAAAAGGTTTGCTACGGATTAGAAGGGTTGCTCTTTCGGTAGGTTAGATGCGTCCGGCCGACTTTCCGATGCTGCGTTCGAGAACGCCACGGATGGAGTCATCCTCTGCTTCTGCGCTTCCACCGGATTGGGCAGGTGCGTTACGAACGCTGACCGCCGTGTTCCGAGCCTTCTGAGCCGCTGCGTTCTGCTGGGCGACCTGACTGGCGACACCACGATTCTCAACCAACTTCGAGATCGTAGGATGCAGCATGGTAGCACGGCCGTATGCGTCCTGCAAGCTCATTTGCACGCCCCGCCGCGCGGAGAGTTCGAGTACGTCGGCGATTTCGTCACGCAGGTCGTTGGCGTAGGGGAACTGTTCCTCGTTGGCGAAGAATTGCTCGATCTCAACCTGCGCTTCCTGCTCCGTGCGCGCGCTGGCCTGCTGTTGTTGGGCCTTGAACTGATTGACGAACTCCACCAGCGGCTGGATCTGTTGCTGCACATACGGGTCCGGCGCGGGGGGCGCGTTGCGGATGTTCCCACTCAGTGCGTTGTCCAACAACTGGATGTCAATGCCGTACTCTTGGATGATCGTGGCGACAAGCCCCGCGCGTTCCATGGGCGGGCTGGTGCGCAGCGCGGCGGCGGTGCGCATCAAATTGTCCACCGCTTGCAGCGGCGTGCTGTTGTTCGCACGGATGAGCATCTCGTACGGTGCCAGCGTGTTGCGGAACTCGTCGGCAAAGCGGCGGGCCTCGGCGCTGGAGCGCATGGCCTCGCTGATCTCACGCTCGCGCCGGTGGATCTCCATCTGCACGGGCGGCGGCACCTTGTCCCAATCTACTCGCACTTCCGGCTTAAAGCTGGCCGGAGCTTTGAGCGTCGTAACGGGCTGTGCGCCCTGCACGGGCGGGGTGGCAGTGGGTGCCGGGGCGTTGGGCGGCGGGGCTTCCCCGGCCGGTTCTGAAGGCTCCTTGGGGGCCTCCGCAGCCGCAGGGGCGGCGGGGGCCTGCGCGGCGGGCTGCGCGGCGGCGGGGGCCTCGTCTTCGACCTTGGTCTCGACTACCGTGGCGGTGTCTTCTCCCCCTGCGCTCGTCTCCGCGCTCTTGTTGAATGCGGCGGTGAGGTCTTCTCTCAGGTCAGTCATCTCTGTGTTCCTGTAGGTTGGGTTTGTATCCGCTGTTGACGCGCTGCATGGCCTCCACTACGTCCCTCACAGTGGACCGTTCGTGTTCCTGCGAAATGCGACGACGTTGCATGGCAGCTTCTTGGGCGGCCTCGGTGTGGTCGATAACGCCGTGCGCCCGCATGTGCTCCCGCAGCTTGCTGCGGCTGCCAATGTCAGCGCCATCGATAGGGCTGCGAGTGCCATCCATCCAAGAGTCACTGACATACCGAACACGGCCTCCGCGATCGGTGGGGATGTAGGTTTTCGGGTCGACTTCAACTAGCTCTCCTTCGATTTGAACCCACTTGCGTCGCGTCATTTCTTTGCTCCTGCTCCGGGTTGTTGCGGGGGCGGCGGGGGCTGGATAAGGCCGGCCACCGCCTTGACCATGGCGGTCTGCTGGCTGGCCTGCTCGCCGCCCTGCTTGGTGGCCAGCTTGGCGCGTTCCGCCGCCACGGCGCTCTGCCCCTTGGCCTGCTCGGTGGCGGTGCCTTCCTTGGCGGCAGCAACGTCGTTCTCGTTTGCGCCGCCACCCTCCTGCGCGGGCGGGGGCGGGTTCATCTCCAGTGACTTGATGGCTTGGTCGAGAATGGCCTCGGCCTGTCGGCTGCCGCGCAGCGGAGCGGCGGCCCACTGGAGCAACTTGAGCAGGAACGGTGCTGCGGTGGGCATCGCCATCATGATGGGCTGCATCGCCGTGATGGCCGCGCCGAACATCTGCATGAACTCGGCGCGGGCGGACCGCTCCGCATTGTAGTCGGGGATGGCCATGCTGTCCGCGTTCACCTCGATGCGGTACATGGCGAGTTTCTTGTTCTTTAGCAGCTCCACCGCCTGCTGCGCCAGTGGGGCGTCCTCCGTGTTCTGTATGTTGGTGCGGGCCAGGATGGTCTGCGGTTGGAAGTGCTCCGCGATAATCTCCGCCTTGATGCGCAACCCGTGCTGGACGAAGATGCCGACCTCTTGTTGGAGGTACTGTAGCCGCACGGAACTGTACTGCGCCTTCAGCGTCTGCGCGGTAGCGGTTTCCCTCTCCTTTGTAGCGCCCCGCATGATGTCGCTGAGCCCCGTGAGCTCGTAGATCTGCTGGATCTTGTCCATGCGCCGCTCGCTGAGCTCGCCCAGCACCTTGCTGACGATGTCGATAGGCATCCAGTCGACAACGCCCTTGAGGCCCCCTTTCTCAGCCAGCGCGGCCCACTGCTCCACGGGGATCAGCGTGTTTTCCATCTTGCCGTTGACAAGCTGCTTGATAGCGTCGTTGGCCTGGTCGTAGACCCCGGCGACGCGCAAGCTCTTCTCGAGCAAGACGCACCGCTCGCTGAGCTCGTCGAGTTCCCGGTACTGGTCCTGAATCATGACGTAATCCGGGCGCGGGATCAGATCATTGGTGGTGAGGGTGGCAAACAACGGCCGTGGACACGGGAACAGACCGGGCAGGCGCAGGGGGTCCTCTTTCTCGTCCAGCAGCTTGTCCGGGCCGGTGAATGCTATCCAGTAGACCTTGCGCGTGTCCTTGCACCAGATCTCGAAGATCTCACCGCGCCCACGCTTGAAGCTGTCGCGGGCACGCATGCTCTCGGGCGAGCCGTCCTCGAACAACTCGCCCTTGGTGAACAGGTCTTCTGCAATTTCCTTGCCGAAACGCGCTTCCACCCGAACTTTGGTCATGTGGGCGCGGCGGGCCACCCACGGCACCTCTTCCCAAGTGCGGGCCACGGGGAACAGGAAGTCCTTGAAGTTTATGTGGTCGCACTCCACCTGCTCGTCAGTGATTTCCTCGTATTCCTGCGCCGGGGCCAGTTCCGCGCCCGTCATGGGGTCCACCACGGCTTCCGTGCTCTTCTTCTCGATGGTAGGTTCGTAGCGATACCACACCTGCCCCGCGCCGGGGATCAACCTGTCCTCCACGGCGTGGCGGTAGGCTTGATGCTCCTCGCTGATCTCCTTTTGGAGGTCCAGCGTGAGCATACGTTCCATCATCTCGCCTGCGACGCGCGCAACGTCGTCCATGTGGTCGCTGTACTGTCGGCTGACCATAGGCTTGGGCGCGTTGGCGTAGAGTGATGCTTTGAGGATGCCCACGTTCGCCCAGAACACGTTGTAGCGGTAGGCGTCGTTGTCCCCGCTCTCGCGGTTGTCCAGGTAGCGGTCAATCACCTTGTCGGCAGCGTCCCACCACTTGTCTTTGAGCCGCTTTTCGGCTGATTTGAGCTCCTCCACCCACCATGCGCGTGAGTAACGCTTCACTTTCTCGGCCATCGCTTAAATTCTCCCGTGTGGGGTCCGCTGCTTGCGGCTGGCCCAGAGTTGATCCATGGTGAAAGAGCCTAAGCTCGGTGTTTTCTGCTGCAAGCCGGTGAACGGGGCCACCTTGGCCTTCTGTTTGACCTTGCGCGCGACGATTGCGAAGTACCGGAACCCATCCGCGTAGTGGCTGGACCAATCGTGGACCGGAGCTTCCTTGAAGTGCTTCTTGAGCTCGTCAAACTCCCGGTGGTACGACTTTAGAGCGAGAAAACCGTCCTGCGTATCGGTCTTGTGGAACACGCAGTCCTTGAAAATTAGGCGGGCGGCCGATATTCCGTCCAAAAGGTCCAAGTTGGGGACGATTTGGGGGCGGATCCCCGCGCTTACGAACTGCTCCACGATCGACCGGCCCGTTTGCAGTGATTTTGCTCGCGCATCGTGGGGCAGCCAGACCTCGCCCCGTGCCACGCCGAGGTTAGAGCAGATGCTGTGGATACGGTCGATGTAATACTTGATCGGGCGGGTGTTGGAAGCCTCGCTATGCACCAGCGAGTACCCGTCCGGCTTGTTCTGCCAACACCAAATAGTCGTATCGTCCCGGTAGCCGAGGTCAAAAACGAAGTTGAGTTGGGTCGGGTCCACCTCAAAGTCCCTGACGCGGCCTTCGGCCTCGGCAGCGGCGCAGTCCGCACCGAAAAACGCGCCCCGCGTGGCGGCGTCGAACGAGCAAAGCATCTCCTGCTCGTACTCCTCCTCGGTCATTTCCTCCCGCATTTCGGCCAACTCACTGGCCGAAATAAGCCCCGTCTCCGTGACCTTGTGCATCGCAGTGAAGTACCGCGTGTTACTCTTGAGCGCGCGGAGCCAGAGATCGCGAAAGTGGTTAGGGCCGTTCGGGGTGCCAATGAACGTGGCCCACCCCTTGCGGTCAATGAGCGTGGGGCGCAGAATGGTAGACCAGACGCTGGGCGGCATGTTGCCATACTCGTCCAGTACCAAGCCATCAAAGTAAAGGCCACGGAAAGAGTCAGGATTGTCGGCGCCGAACAGGCTGATTGTCGCGCCGTTGTAGAGCTCCACGCTGAGGTTGGACTCGCTGGGCGGCTTGGCGGTGATTGCCCGCGTTATGTCCTTCAGGTAGTTCCAGGCGATGCGCTTGGCCTGATTGTACTGGGGGGCGATGTACCCGTACTGCGGGCGGTGCAGGTCGCAGAACTGGGCACGGTGGGAGATGTCGCCCAGCGTAGCCACTGTTTTTCCAGCTCGGCGGTGCGCGACCATCGCCGCCCACCGCTGCCGCCGGTTGTGGTAGGGGATAAAGATGTCTCGCGGCTCATAGAACAGTTCCCTTTCACTCATCGGGGTCGTCCACCGTGGTGGCGTCCGTGATGTCGGCCTTGTAGTCGTGCGGGCGCAGCATCTTGTGCCTGACCGTGATAGTCTGCTCGGCCGTCATGTCGATGGTGGAACTGGACGGCAGCAACTTGGCGTAGAGCTTGTAGAACTCGGTGGGGTTGGCGTCCCCCCACACGGCCAAACGTGGCAGGCCCCCTATCATCTCAAACGCATTGGTGAATGCCGACACAATCTCCGCCCTGCCGAGGCCCGTGCTGGCCTTGTTCAGCTTGGAGAGCGGATTGTTGGCCACGCGGGACAGGGCCTGCTGGTCGCGTGGCGACAGGGGTTGCGGGGGTCCATCGTCTCCGTCCTCGTCGACGTAAACGTGTTCGATCTTGGCGGGGGAGGGCTTGGACATGGTGAGCAGAGCTTATAGCATGGCCCGTGCCGGTTTGACAAGCGTTGCGCCCGGTAAGGTAGAACTCTAGGTTAAGGTTGAAGTAAAGCGTATGTGTGAATTCGTACTTAAGGTTGAACCAAAAATTCTTGGGAGCTTCCCGGGCGCGTGCGGGTGCGAATGGGGGGTTTTGTTGCGTCCGTCGTCGTCCGTCGTCGTCCGTCGTCGTGCTGCGCCGCACCATTCGTCGGTTAGTAAGTGCCCACTTACGCGCGCGGCGTGGGCGTGCAAAGGCCCCCCGGCCGCAGGGCCGGGGGGCTGGTGGCCGCCCCGCCGGGTGGCGGGGCGTGTGCTACCCGCTTAGGCTGCCGGCGGGGTGGCTACGGGTACCTCCACAAGGTAACCGCGCCGCAGGCAGTACCCCACAAAGTGGCTTGGCACCCATGCACCGCCCCCGTTGGCCTTGTGGCTGGCAGCAGCCGCTGCGTGCTGCTGTGGGGGCAGCAGGGCCGCCACCGCCACTACGCCACCGGGGGCGGCCTTACAGGCCGCCACGATGGTTTGCCAGTTGGCCGCCGTGTGGGCCGCGCTGGTGCGGTACGGGTGCCCAGCCAGCCGCACGGCGGCCACCGACAACCCGCCACGCAGGGCCACTGCCACGGGGGCCGGGGCGGCCACGGGGGCCGGGGCGGCCACGGGGGCCAGCGCCGCCTGGAGTTGCTCGGCCGTTGCACCGCTAAACACTACCCGGCCCACGCCGTCGGTGCTCACGGCAACGTTGCCGTTGATGTTGGCCACACCGGCCCACTTCTCAACAAAGGCGGCCAGCCCGGCCACTGTGGCCCATGCTCCCTTGGACTTGGCGCCGTCAACGGCGGTGTAGCTGGCGGTATAGGGCTTGGCTTGCTTGGACATGGTAAAACTCCTTAGTGCAGCCGGCGGCGGGGCCGGCACCCAGCGCCACCAACACGGCGGCGCATGCAGCTACACATGCAAGGGCCGTGCCACCCACCGAAAACAATGGCTTAGGTGCGCCCCAGGCCGAAACCCATGTAAATTTTACCGGCCCCGGTAAATTTTACCTGTAAACCTTACCGATAGGCTTTAGCTACCCGCCGGCGTTGCCCGATAGCCGTTACCATCGCGCCTACCACGCCCAGGCCCCGCCGCCAACTATGCCCCTACAGCCCGCAGGGCCACCCTTGCCAAGCGCCCCGCGACGTGCTAGGTCGTTGTTGCAGTGCAGCACGACGACGACGACGACCAACCGACCGACCGACGACGTCGACCTCGATACTATATAGATCGATGTCGACGTCGGAACTCGATTTCGATTTAGACGTCGAGTTCGGACGTCGAATCAATTCAATATATATAACTATCGAATTCGAGTTCGGATGTCGAACTCGCCGCTCGAAGGGGTTCGAGGTCGGAACTCGAGTCCTCGTCCTATACTCGTGTGCATTCGGCCGTGTTGCCGTGTTGCCGTTGTTGCCACGTTTTGCAACCGCAGCATATACGGGGGCCTATAGGGAAGGTTAGGGGAGTGTATATGTAATTTGACTTATTACGGCAACATGGCAACATGGCAACATCGTATATATAAAACAAGCACTTACAAGCCGACAGTGCTGTTGCCGTGTTGCCGTGCATGGCAGCAAATGGTGTCTAGAACTTGAAATTGTCCAGCTTAACGTCGCCACGGTTCGCAAGGTACGCTTGGCAGATAGCCTTTGAAGTGTACTTTTGTTGCCGTCGCACGTTGTACCACCGCGCGACGGCAACACTGCCAGCCCTCATCTTCTCCCCACCGGCGGCCAACGGAACACCACATTCCTTGAGCGCACTGGACATCGCCTTGGCCCCACCCGCCCCCGCTTCGTGGTCACGATTGATACCGCTGGCTTGGAACGTTGCTTCAATTTCCGCTGCCGTCATCAGGTCCATCCCCAGCGTGTGCAACGTGTCCTCGATCCACGCCACCCTCGCAGATGATCCTTCCCAGTGGAGTTCAGCAAGGGCATCTGTCTGCATCGCAGGCGCGTGCGGCTCGTACTTACTGATGTTCAACCCCAGCAGATACCCATACAGTGCCTGCGCTCCGTTGCCGGCCCGCCACGCTATCAGCGCCTTCCAGTACGCGGAATCATGCTTCTTGTCCTCAACAGGCTTCGCCTCTAGGGCGAATATACGGCGTTCCCCCCGCTGTATGGGGAACTTGTCCCACGCATTGGTCAGGATCATGAGGTTGCAGCAGTTCTCCACATGCACTACGTCCTTCCCTTTGAACTCCACGGGCAGCGTGTGGCCGGTCACAAAATCCTTAAGATTCTGCAATGCGCTGTCCGTATCGGCCTTGGAACGGCCCATAAGGGTCGCTTCCTCCCACACGCCGAACTGCGTCTGCGCCAGATTGCTGTTGAAATTGGTCTGAAAATCCTTGTTACGCACCTTCTTGGCGTTGCCGCCGTAGATCATCGAGAGAGTCTCGGCGACGAACGACTTGCCCACACCCGATTCACCGACCACCAGCAGAGCCTTGTGCATCTTCGCCCCGAGGTTCTGTAGCGGGTAGGCCATCCAGGCCAGCAGTTCCTCACGCTCGGCGGGGTTGGGGAACAGGTTGGCCAGCAGGTCAAGGAACGGTTGCGCCTCCTCCTCCCCTCCCTCGGCCTCGCAACCCATCCCATTCCAGAGGTTCAACCACTGCCTGCTCTCCATCTTCGGCTGGCCGGGGCGGTACACCAGCGTCCGCACCTCGTTACGGGCGGGGCTGGTTATCCACGCGCGGGCGGCGGGCTTGCGCTCGCCGCCGGCGTCCTCGTAGTGTCTGTTCGCGTACGCACCACCGCTGAACTCGTTTGGAGTCATGAAGATGTGCGGGGCGGCCAGCGTGGCCACCCGCTTGAGGTCGGCAACGTAGGTCACCTCGTCATTCAACTCGCTTACCGCCTCAGTCCACGGGTCAATGTTGAACTCCTGCGCGGGCTGGGCCAGCCACTGCACCACGGCGGGGCGGTCCCGCACGCACCAGTCGTCAAAGCCCCAGCCCTTCGCTCCCTTGTCGGGATCCTCGGCTATTTGACGGAGGAAGACATTGACCCGCTCGCCGTATTTGATCCTCAACTTGCAGCTCAACCGCACCGCTGCATCCCGCACGCGGGGATTGTACGCATGCCCGCGCAGATTGTTGTTACTGTCAAAGACTATGGTCGGCTTGAGCAGCTTCCCTACGAGGTCCAGAGCGTCCCAGTCCTCGAGCAATGCGCCTTCGCTACCCCAGCACCACACGCCGTTGAGGCCCACTGCCCACGCGCCGAGCTTCGCTGCGTTCATCGCCTTGATGGCGGACTCGTGGATTTGCAGTTCCACCCCGGATGGGATGCGCTTCCAGTCCAGTGAGGGAGGGAAGAAGAGCTTGGGCGCCGCCTTGGGTGCCACCAGCTTGGCCCCCGTGCTGCCGGGGAACCGCACTGTTTCGTAGTTGAGCCGCTGTCCCCGCGTGCCGTAGTGCCTGAATACGATTGCTGCCTGCGCCCCGTTGGGTGGGCGCAGCCATCCTACTCGTTCGGCCCCCGCTTGGGCTGGAAGAATCTCGACTTTGTTGGCGTCGATGTCTGAAAGGTCAAGTCCGCGCGCGCGCAGATACGCGCTGCCTACTTCCATAGGGGTCGGTGTCGCCACCCCTGTGAGTGGTCTTACTTCTTTTGGAGTCAACTGAAGCCTCGCGTTGCTGATAGCGATTGTCGAGGCCGGGGCATGTGCGCTATACTATGCGCGTGCGGCGGCGTCCGGATCCCGGCCTGTATCCTCCGGACGCATGCACTTGGGACGGGTGTTCGCTCGTCTTGGTCCAAGTGACTGTAAGAGACCTCAAGCCCCGTCGGCTGGATCGCTAGTCCTGACGACGGGGCCGTGGCCTACATTTGGCAGTGTACCCTGCCGCATATTTCGACGCAACGAGCTTCCCCCGAATACGCAGCCCCCGCGTATCAGTCCTGTCCTCCTTCCAGGACTGCGGATGTGCGGACCCCGGCTTGTAGGTGAGTATATCCCTCGCCGGGGCACCCGCTTGCATTCACATGCAGACACGCTACTATAGGGGTACGGGCGCTGTGCCCGGTTCTGAGACAAACTGAAGGAGAGAATGGTGCCCGATTATGCTGACCAACAGACAGTGGAAGCCTACATGGCCAAGAACGGAGAGGAGCTCTGACATGAACACTCGCCCGACACCCCGCACCATGCGGCAAGCATTCCCCCGCGCCACGCGGCAGTCACTCTACACGTTCGTCAACGCAGACCCCGAGCGGCGGCTGGTGGGGCCGGCGCTGACGTTGGCGGCCGGCGCACTGGTCGCCATGGCGATAGTGGGGTGGCTATGAATGATGAACTCAGGAAGGCGGCAGAGCAGGCTTACGACGCGCTGTACTTTGCCATAGACCATCTGCCAAAGCCGCACAGCACTGACTGCGCGCGCGCGCAGGACGCGCTGGCCGCCGCCCTCGACGCCCCGCAGCAGGCCGAGCCGGGCAAGGGGGGCGCATGAGCGACGACTACGATGAAGATCCCGTGCGCACCGCTCGCGCTATTCTGTGGCACGCTGTTGCCGGCGCGCTGGTGTGGACAGCCGCCATATTGATCATTACCCTGTTGTGGTAGTGGAAGCAAATACTGCTTGCATTCGCCGGCGGACAGCGTAGCATTAACTCTACCGGCCCCATGGTGGGGCCGGGTTCTCAGACCCCTTGAAGGAGTAGCGAAGATGACAACAGCGATTTTCACGGTTGGCGGGTACGGTCAGCTTTACGCGGTGGAAAACCTCACCGAAACCGAACTCATCAAAATTGTAGCTGTGCTGATGCGCGCCACCCCCGTGCGCGACAACTACAATGGCACGTTTGAGCTCCGCGAGGTGGACAGGGACAACCGGCCCACCATCACCATCGTGCGCGACGATGTGATCGTGCAGCCGGAACTGCCCACCACCCCCACCACCCCGAACGAGGAGTAAGCGACCATGAACAACAATCTCGCACTTGGCGGAAACAAGCTCACCCGCCCGCGCATCCTGCGCACGGGCCACGCCCTGAACGACGCGCAGATCATGGGTGTGGCCCCCGCCGTGTTCGCGGAGGGGCCGCATCACGCCCGCGCGGCGAGCTACGAATACGTACCCACGCACCGCGTGCTGACCGACCTGCGTGAAAAGGGCTGGGAAGTGATGGAAGCCAGCCAGCAGCGCAGCCGCACGGCGGACCGCGACCCCTACACCAAGCACATGCTCCGCCTGCGCCCCGCCGGCAAGCTGAAGATGGTGAACATTGACGAGGGCGTGCCCGAGGTCTGTGTGATCAACGCGCACGACGGCACGGCCGCCTATCACCTGTACGCAGGCTTCTTCCGGTATGCGTGCAGCAACGGGCTGATTATCGGGGAGGGCTTCAGCGCCTTCAAGGTGCGGCACACCCACGCCGACGTGACCCGCAAGCTTGTCCGCGAAAACGCGGAAGAGCTCGTGGTGGAGGAGTTTCCCAAGGTGGTGGCCCGCGTGGGCGAGATGCAGGAGCTCACCCTGCGGACCGAGGCTGCGTACGAAATGGCCCGCGCCGCCCTGAAGCTGCGCTACGGCGACGCGCTGCCCCCCTTTAACCCCGAGCAACTGCTGCACGAGCGACGCGAGCAGGACCGTGGCGACAGCGTGTGGAAGGTGATGAACCGCATCCAGGAAAACCTGATGTACGGGGGCTTCGAGACCCGCTCACTCATGTTCAACCGGCGCAGCATGGTGCGGGGCGTGGAGCGCGTGAGCGAGGCCGTGCGCATCAACCGGGGGCTGTGGACCCTCGCTGAAGAGGCTTTGCAGGCCGCCTAGGACCAAGCTATACTGTGGGGGGCCGGCCTGCGGGCCGGCCCCCGTCCTGAGCGCTGAAGGAGCCTATACCCCGTGATTACCAA